TGGGTAACTCTTTACAGTGATACTGCAAGTAGAACTGCTGATGCTAGTAGATCTGAAACTACTGATCCCACTCCTGGTTCTGGTGTTCTTACAGAGGTTATCACCGCAGGTGCTGCGACACAGTTAATTACACCTGGAACTATTTGTTTCAATTCTGCTGCAGCAGGAACGACATATGCTAAGGTTGTAAATAAGAGTGGGTCTACAACAAACGTCACTGTAACTCTTACTTACCTTCAACTAGAGGCTTGATATGGATAGAGAATACGTTGTAACGCTCCACAGGAAAGAAGACCTGGAGCAGTTTTACAATGAGATGCGATTGACTAATTTTCCTCTGGTCATGAAGCGTCCTATGAGTAGGAACACGCACTACATGATGACTGAGGAACAAGCAGAGAGACTGCGCCAAGATCCTAGAGTCTGGGATGTCAAAGCAGCAGATAGTTTTCAGGTTAGAAGACAGACAATTAATAATGAACCGTATGCTGTAACTGGTGACTTCTGGAAAGCAGATACTGTAGCTCCAGCAACTGTTAGTCCGAATGATTATCAGTGGGGACATCTTCATTGTGCTGGTAATCAAGCACAAAGAGGCAAAGGACAGTACGGAGCAATTGCTGAAGGTGGAACATACGAATTAGTATCTGATGCTATAGAAGTATTCAACAACGGTAGGTATGTTGATGTAGTTATCTGTGATGATCCTGTGTCATATGATAGTGAAGAGTGGTATAGTCCTACCAGTAATCAAACGAGATTTGTACAGTATCAATGGTTCAATGAGTTGAATAGTGCTGTTGGATCTATTGATGATGATGGTATTACTCTACCAACAGGAACGATTACATATGGACAAAACTCTGCTACTCCACAGTATCATGGTAACCATGTTGCTGGAACAGTTGCTGGTCAGCACTATGGGTGGGCAAGAGAAGCGAACATCTACAACATGGCAATCACTGATCCTTGGCCATCAGGACAACAGTTTCCATCGTTGTTGATCTTTGATTATCTGAGAGCATTTCATTTAAATAAACCACTCAACGCTGCTGGATATCGAAATCCAACTATAACAAACCATAGTTATGGTGGCATTATTCCCATGGAAACTGATAGTGGTCTTTTGACTTTTGGAGATCTTACTGCAGTCCAATACCAAGGAGTTGTATACAATGCTGGAAATCCTGGACCATCTGGATGGACGGAGGCAGGAGTTGAAACAGATTTTGGTGTAAGATTTGGTGTTGATGTATATCCAGCTTGGAGTGCTGCAGTAAATGCTGATGTTATTGATGCAATCAACGATGGTGTTGTAATTATTGGTGCTGCTGGTAATGATAACTTGCTTTTTGAGACAGTTAATGGACCAAATTGGAACAATCAAATGCAAGTTAGTGGAGTTGGTACTTTTGTTTATATGAGAGGTGGTTGGCCTAACTCTCCCGACAGTGGATCTATCAATGTTGGTGCTATGAGCAATGTATCAAACTTTAAGAGAGCAGTCTTTACAAATTATGGTCCTGCTATTGATGTGTTTGCTCCTGGACAAAATATTTTGTCTGCTTTTGGAAATACGGGTGGACTAAATGATACCAAATATACTCAAGGATCTGCAAATTATTTTTATCCAATCAGCGGAACTAGTATGGCATCTCCTCAGGTGTGTGGTGTCCTAGCATGTGTGGCATCTGGTAAAGAAAGATTTACACAAGATGATGCTATTGGATATCTGCAACAGCATTCGATAGTTGGAGACATGACATTCGATCTTGCTGGTGGTGGATATGATGATGATAGTTCCCAGCAAGGAAGTCCTAATCGGGAATTGAAACTAGAAAATCCAAGACCTATTGTTGGATATATTCGTGAACAAAAGGGAAAGCGAACTACTGGTCTAACATTCCCTAGACAAGCAGTATTTAATAGACCAGCACCAGCACTAGCACCAAAAACTTTCCCAATTAATGTTACAAACAGTGGTGCAAGTGATTATGTATTCAATGGAGATGATAGATCGACCACTCACGTTGATGCTTTTGATCCAGCGATCAATGTGAATGTTGGTGATACACTGGAGTTTAGTGTTAATGCATCAGGGCATCCATTCTACATTAAGACAACTGCTACTACTGGAACAGGTAATCAAGTTACTACAGGAACAATCAATGGCAACGGTGCATCAGTTGGAACAGTAACTTGGGACACAACGGGAGTAACGCCAGGAACATACTATTACATTTGTCAGTTTCACTCTGGAATGGTTGGACAGATCATTATTTCATGAGGCATAAATAAACAAGAGCACTAGTATCCACTTGGTTAAGTTAGATGGCTGATCGTTTTCCTCTTATTGTCAATCCAGTTTCCCAGAAGATCGAAGAAATTGTAGCAGGTGACAATTTGGATTTAACTGGCAACAATATTGTTGTTAGTGGAGACACTGGTGCTGGGAAATACTTAACAAGTGATGGTTCGGTAGTATCTTGGGGAGCACCTGGAGATGTATACTTAGATCAATCACAGACCGTCACTAACAAAACATTTGAAACCTGTGTTATCTCTGGTGTTTTGAATACTCTGGTTGATATTCCAAACTCATCTTTAACTAACTCAAAACTTACAATTAACGGAACTGACGTTCCTCTTGGTGGTTCAATTAACACCGCAAACGACAACACTACCTATGGTATTTCTGCTGTTGATGGTGGCACTGCCATTGAAAAAATTATTAGACTTACATCTGCTGGATCTGGTGCTGGTGTAACAGATGATGTTACTCTCGCTGAAGGAAGTAATGTAACACTAACCAGATCTGGGGATACAATTACAATTGCATCTTCATATATTGATACTAATACAGTAACTGAAATAAGAGGAACAACATCTGGAAACTATGTAACTGGACAAATTACTTTTACTGGTGGTGGAGACACGACTGTTAGCCAAGCTGGCAACACGATTACAATTTCTACGAATGATCAGGATACCATCACTAGAGTGAAGGGTGGTGTTAGTGGAACGCTTGAAAGTGGTGATATTAGTATCCTCCAGGCTGGAGCAACTACTGTATCTCAAACGGGAACTGATATTACTATTTCTTCTCAAGATACAATTACCACATTAGAAGCAGATGATGCAACTGGAACAGCAGTAACTGGAGCAGTAGTAATTTCAGCAACAAATGCTGCATCTGTATCTCAGTCTGGTAATACTATTACTATTGATGCTGTAGATACAAATACTGTAACTAGAATTAGAGGAACTGAAACTGGAACCTATAACTCTGGTGATATTACGTTTGTTGGATCTGGTGCTACCACTGTTTCTCAAGCAGGAACAACCATTACTATTGATAGTGATGATACTGATACAACCTATCAAGCAGCTGATGGTTTAAATCTTATTGGAACTTCGTTTGAACTCAGGAATAATTCTAACCTACTACAAGATAAACTATCAAAGTGGGACGCTACTAACGCCCAGTTCACAAACTCTATCATCTCTGATGACGGTTCAACAGTAACCGTTGATGGTAACTTGACGGTTAATGGAACTGCTAATCAGGTAATTTTTGAGACACAAACACTGGTCATTGCTGACGAGCAGATTGAATTAAGAAAAGGAAATAGTCTTACTGGTCAAAACGGTGGTCTTCAGGTTAACAGAACCACTGATGCTAATGGAACGGTTCTAACATACTCTGCAATGCAGTGGTTTGAAACTGGTGGATACTGGAGAGTATATAACGGAACTAATGCTTTCCGTTTGGTAACTGAGACTGAGACACAAACACTAACTAACAAGACTTTAACATCTCCAACGATGACAAATCCCACGTTGGGAATTGCATCTGCGACATCTGTTAACAAGTTAATCATTACCGAACCAGCAAACGCAGCAACGTTGACAATTGTTGATGGTAAAACTCTTACTGCTAACAACAGTCTAATATTATCTGGTGTTGATAACTCAACCATTTCATTTGGAAATGGTGGATTGGTTGCATATACATCAAATAAACTATCATCTTTTGCTGCAACAACATCAACAGAACTTCGTGGTACTATCACGGATGAAACTGGCATTGGAGCACTTGTATTTGCGAATAGTCCAACACTTGTTAATGCTATCATTACATCTTCAGGATCATTCAACCTTATTAATACTTCAGCGACAACTGTAAATGCTTTTGGCGCAGCAACTTCTATTACTATTGGTGATAGTGCATCTGGAACAACGGTAATCAGGCACGGTCTTGACGTAAATGGTGGTGCAATTCTGGGAACTGATGAAAATGACGCCATCACTATCAATGGTGTTCTAAGTTCTGCAAATACGGACCTCTATATACGTGGAAGCAGAGCAGGTCTTGGAAATAACAATATTGCTACTAACCTCATCTTTGGTGTAAACTCTGGTAGCAATTTTACAGTTGGTAATTTCAACACATCCTATGGATATGAGACACTGTATCTTGATAATGAGGGATCACGAAACGCAGGATTTGGTTACAATGCTCTGAGAAATACAACCACTGGATCGGACAATACTGCTGTTGGATACAGAGCTCTAAGGGATAATGTTACTGGTGTAAGAAATACTGCTGTTGGTCAAGGTGCCCTTGAGTATAATCAGATTGGTGGTGACAACGTTTGTATTGGTTACTATGCTGGTTATGGACTGAGTGGTAGTGGAAACGTTATAATTGGATGTGCTTCTACTGGTGATTCAGCATCATTCACATACCAACCTCCAATTGCAAGTGGAAACAACCAACTCGTTATTGGATCTGGAACTGATTACTGGTTACGTGGTGATGGTAGTTTCAACCTAACTGTTGCTCATGACTTAAACGTAACAAAGAATTTAAATATTGGTGGCAACCTCACTGTAGAGGGACAACTTACTACTCTGAATGTCAATGAATTGACCGTTGATGATAAGAGTATTGAACTTGCAGCAGTTGAGGTTCTCCTTGGTGTAAGTGGTGATGTTTCTGGAACAACAATCATTAACATTGCAAGCACTGATGACATGTATGCTGGACAGCAACTGTTCAAAGTGTCTGGAACAGGTGTTATCGGAACGGGTGCATACATTGCTAGTGTTGATAGTGCTACTCAAATTACATACACGATTACTGGCGGTTCTATCACTAACGGTGACATTGTATTTGATGTTGGTGGAGCGAATGATGACACAGCTGATGGAGCGGGAATTACAGTTCAGGGAAATACCAATAAGACCTTTAACTGGGTTAAGTCTTCAGCAGCATTTACAAGTTCTGAGCACATCAATATTACATCAGGAAAAACACTCAAGGTGGCAACAGTTGAAGTCATCTCTGGTTCTAGAATTGGACCTGCCACTGGATCATATCTCATCGGTGCTGGTGTCGCAGCATTCGAAGGATCGATTGTACCAAACACTGATGCAACTCTTGACTTTGGTTCACCTACTGCTCGCTGGGCAAACATCTACTCTGCTGACCTTCAACTATCTAACGAAGGATCTGCTAATGATGTTGATGGAACCTGGGGTCAGTACACAATCCAAGAGGGTGAGCATGACCTCTTCCTAATCAACAGAAGATCTGGTAAGAAGTATAAGTTCAACCTTACGG